GTCGAGGAGATCGCGGCTATCGTGCCCATTCCTGAGAACGTGCTGGACGATTCTGCGTTCGACATCTGGGGCACGGTGCGACCGCTACTGGAGCAGGCCGCGGGCCGTACTCTTGATGCTGCTATCTTCTTTGGTGTTAACAAGCCCGCGTCATGGCCGGATGACATTGCCACCGCCGCAGCCGCTGCCGGCAATACTGTTGACAGGGGTACGAACCTCGCCGCGACAGGCGGATTGGCGGGTGACATCAGCGATGTGTTTGCAACAGTTGAGGGCGACGGCTTTTCAGTGACAGGTGTGGTGACGCAGCGCTCCTACCTGGGCCGATTCCGTCAGGTACGTTCCACGCAGGGCGAACGCCTTCTCGATGTGGATCTTAACGGCAAGATGGTGGAAGGTGCCCCCTATCGCATCTCAATGGACGGGCTGTGGCCGACAGGCTCCAACTCCGCAGAGTTGTTCGCCGGCGACTTCTCGAATTCCATTGTCGGCGTGCGTAAGGACTTCACTTACAAGCGGCTGAGTGAGGCTGTCATTCAGGACAACACAGGTGCGATCGTGTACAACCTCGCGCAGCAGGATATGATAGCGCTCCGGCTGACTTTCCGAGTGGCGTGGCAGGTCGCAAACTTATTGAACTACCAGCAGCCTGTCGAAGCGAGCCGGTATCCTTGGGGAATCCTGGTTACGCCGTAATGGATAGTGCGCAGATCACGGTTAGACGCGGTGGCGCAAAGTTTACCGACAGCGGTTACTTTCACGGAGGTTTAAAAATGGCGGACAAGCTTAACGAACGGCCCGTCGCAGAAGGCGGGCTGAAGAAGGGCGGCGAACTTGGCGGCAAACAGGTTCAGGAAAAGATGGATGAAGAACAGGAGAAAGGCTATCGAGGTTTCGTCCCTGACCCGACACCGAACGAGAACTACACTGTTGCGGGGGTGACCAAAGGGGCCCCGACACCAGAGAACAATCCGCAGGCTGCGGCTGATGCTGGTTCGACAAAGTTTGCTCAGGTCAATCCGGAACCAGCCAAACCCGCCGAGAAGGTCAAACTGAAACATGCCGATGGACGCGAGATTCGCGTCAGTCCAAAGTTAAAGTCTCAGTACCCCGATTACAAGGAAGGTAAATAAAGATGCCCGCAGTCAAGATGGTGCCAATCAAGAACGAGGATGGCCAGACGGTTGCTCAGTATTTTGAGTCTAGTAACTCCTTTGTTGCGGCGGTCACAAAGAACCGGATGCCGATGTTCCGCGCCGATGGCAAACCAGTCAACGTCAATCGCAAGCTCCACGCGCGCGGCCACTATGATGATCGTCACGGCTTTCAGACACCAGAGCAGCATCGGCTGGCGAATGCTCGGGCTACCGCTGCGATCAAGCGAGAGGAGAGCAAATGAGCAGTCAGGCTCCACTGTCACGCACTTATGAAGTTGACGCCGACGCCGTTGCTGCCGCGTCCGATGCGTCTCGTGTAATTTGTCGTGCTGAATACGCGGGCACGGTGACGGCGGTGACGTATACGCCGAATGCGCAACTTACGGGAGCGAATACTGAATCGCGCACTCTCAGCGTCGTGAATAAAGGGACTGACGGTAATGGCACAACTTCAGTAGCGAGCAAGGCGTTCACTTCAGGCGTCAACGCCGACGACTTCGACGAGACGGCGATCACGCTCAGTGGCACCGCTGCGAACCTCGTGGTGGCTGACGGGCAAATCCTGGCATTCGTCTCCACGCACGTTGGCACCACCGGACTGGCCGATCCTGGCGGCAAGGTGCGGGTGACGATTAGTCGAAGCTAATGAGAGCGCCGACTGAAGAGGAGCAGCGTGCAGAGGACTATCGTCGCAGTGCGGTGAAGCGTAAACGAGCAATGGCGGAACGAAGACGCAAGTTACGAGGTAACAGTGGCGCACGAGCGCAGTTAGCACGAAACTGGAAGCCACTACTTGCAGATGAATGCGGGGATACAAGCTATCCTGAGAATCGAAAGTAACCGATGCCGCTGACTTACACAGATCCCGTCTCAACTTATAGCGATGCGGTATTCACCGCGCTCGAGAAGGAACGTATCCGCGACATCCTGCAACTGGACGCACTCTCGTCGCTCGACACTCCCATCAGTGAACTAACCGCGGACCAGCGGAAGGCCACGCGCTACGACATAGACCTGTGGATCAACGATGTCGGCGAAGGGACGGTAGCGGTGAATGGCGCAAATGATGGCGTAGACTTCTCAACGACGAGAGATAGGAATGCGATACGCAACCGAGTGGCTCTACGACTAGGATTCAGCATCCCTGCCACTGGTGGGTTATTCCGCATCCCAGTAGTTAGTGGTTACGGCTGTTACGATGAATACTGATGGCTTTCGGGATTAATGTTGCAAAGGGTCGATCAAAAGGCCATGACGTACGGCGGAAGTTGTATCTTGGCAAAGACGCAACACTGATCCTCATCAAAGGCAGTCGCGGAGAGCAGAAATTGGCGGAATTGACAACCGGATGGAATTTGGACTTGCGCGAGCGAATTGAGCCTGTAACAGGCGCCCGCTACTATCCGCTCTATATCGATGACTCGAGTGGTGAGCGATTGCAGGTGCTGAAGGATATGGTGGCGGTGAGGTTTAACGGTAATTACTACAAACCAATTGCCAAGCCGAACTTTCAAAGCGCGATTCCAAGCTACGTTTTTAAGGTGCAGGATATAGGGCCGCAGCTAATATGAGCACGCCGCTAGCTCGAGTTGAGTACGGCAGAATCTTTGACAACTACGAACGCGAAGTGCGCCGCCTGCGTGACGAAGCGCTACGTGACTCTGGCAAGGTCATGCGCCGCGAGCAGGAAGCGTCGATGCGGTTGCGCTGGTATCGCTCTGGAGCATCGGTCGAATCGCTCAGCGAGAAGACGACAGCGGACGAGGAGACAGCCACCTACTCGCTTACTGTCGGCACCTTCTACAGCATCTTCGGTGAGTACGGTACTGGTAGGCGAGGTGCAGCGACAGGCCAGCCGACACCGCCGTTCTATCGCTATGGTAGCAAGCCGGGAATGGCAGCAAGGAGATTCAGTAGATTAGCAATTGAGGTTGCGCTGCCGCAGATTCGAGACATCCACTTGCTGAAAGCGCGACAGTTTGCGGCAAGTGTAACGAGATAAGCGATGGAAGTTTATGAGGTTGGCACAGAAGTTCTACTTGATAACGAAATCCCGGCACGCATCACCGCTATCTGTATCAAGGGCGTAGAGCATCGACTGACTTACGAATGTACCTGGTGGGATGAGCGAGTGCGTAAATGTGACTGGTTAGATCCCTGGGAAATTACAGCAAGAAGCGAACTAGCTCGTAAGCGCTCACTAAAGTTTATGAAGATATGAGATGCCGCCACCGACGCCGAACGAAATCAGGACGCAAATCAAAGCGTTACTGACTCCAGTAATCGCCACTTCGACAACGAAGAAGGCCAAGATCATTGAATACTTAGCATGGGCGTTCCGTGAAGGCAGCGGGGAAGACCCGTCGAACCTGCGCAGTGAACTTGATCCAGTGCCGTTACTGGAAGGCGGTGGGGTGATTGACCGAGTGAACTGCCTGATGTTCAGCGATGGACCATTTACGCAGGAGTTGCCAGAACCACCGAGTGACCCGCGCATTACGACGCCGCGAGGGAAGGCGATAGTCACGCGCCGGATTCGATTCGCTTACTTCTACCAGTTTGGAGAGGAAAGTGAGTTGACGTTCAGTGACAATGTGGAAGTGATTCGCCGCACGTTGAACGCAAACCCGAAACTGGGATTTGCTACCGTGGTCGATTATAAGGCCGGACCAGCGCAATTCATTAATGGTCACAACGGATTACAACTGACTGCGACGCCACTGGAAGCATTTGGCAATACGTTATGCCACGTAGCGGTAGGGGATTTGGAAGTGAGAGTGATTGATCCGTTAGAAGGGAATTAACTATGAAACTGAGTGACGCGATTCGATTTGGCCGCACTCTGCGACCTGAATCCCATCAGGCGGGCCATCCGTTCGTCCGTGTGGCGAATGAAGACGGCCTGCGCAGTGATCCGTTAGGCGCAGCGGTCGAAGCGGTGCATTCACCTATCGTCAACCGTAGCTGGACTGACGCTACCTACGAGACTGACATGGCTGTATTCGACGAGCTCCTGCATCGCTATTTCGACACCTACTTTCACACATCGGCCAACTGTCCTGGCGCAGACCCGCGTAAGTACGTCCGCGCCGGCGCCCGCATGACCAGCGGTCGCAAAGGCGAGTACGTCATCGAAAGCGAACACGAGCAGGCCATCGGCGCGATCACTACCGACTGTCGGCTGGTTCTCAATCTGGCCCAGTTCGTCGAGCATGCCTTCTATGTCCATAACTGGACCACTGAGGAATGCGCGCAGGCGATTGAATACTACGAGCAGGGGCAGCGGGTGGTAGTGGCGCAGTCGTTTGAGCACTATCAGGATGAGTCAGTGCGCCGTGCTACTTCCGCGAAACTGACCGACGCCGCCTGGCAGCGCGAGTTGCAACGTCGTCAGCATCAAACAGGCAATCGAGTTTACGTCCACTGAAGGAGGCACTTACTTTGCCACTAACATCGCTCCAAGGCCCTGTGTTCACCGCCAATCGTGACGGCTCCGGCAACCCTGTCAACTACGCCTGGGCAGGCAACTCGCCTGACTCCAGTGTTGGGCTGTCAACTGAGACGCTCACACATAAGGAGTCCTATACAGGTAATCGTACGACCGATGCGCGAATTATCACTGAGACGACTGCCACTATCTCGATCACCGTAGACGACTTCAAAGAGTCGAACTTTGCGATGGCGGCGTACGGCGTGGCGGCGGCTATCTCGGGCGGTGCGGTGACGGGTGAAGCGGTGTTGACGGCCGCTCCGGTCATTGGTGAACGCTACGCTCTCAAGGCTACTGGCCGGGTCAGTGCTGTCACGCTCAAAGACAACGCCGTAGCAATCACCAGCACAAAGTACGATGTCGACGCGTCAGGCGTGATTGTTTTCAATGATGTCACCGGCATGACCGGACCAATTACCGCCGATTACACCGA